ATGATGAATTAGGATTTAAAGGATTAGCAAATGAATTATCTGCACTTTCTGATGCACGTGTTTATGGTTGTGGTGGTACAGGTTCAGATCTTACTTCTATATTCTTAGTTCAATGGGGTGAAAACAAAACTCATTTAGTATATCCAAAAAATATGCCAAATGCTGGTGTTCAACATGAAGACTTAGGTAAAATTCTTGTTACTGAGGAAAATGATTCTACTAATACTAAGAAGTTCCAAGCATACGTTGACTTGTTCAAAATGAAAGGTGCTTTGTGTATTTCTGATCCTAGATCAGTTGCACGTATTTGTAACATAGAAACATCTTCAGCTTTAGATGCTACATCTCCGTCAACTACTTATACAATTGATCCTGCTAAAATTAGCTATGCTTTAGCTAACATGATTAATCAAGTTGGTAGTGCTAACATGGGAAGCGGTGCTGTTATCTATGCTCCAAGAATAGTTTATGCTCAAATGCAAGTTTACGCTTTAGCTAACCCTGGAAAAGGATTTATGTACAGCAACCCTTTCACTTCTGAAGGTAAAACTGTTGGTTTTGGTATGCTTTCTTATATGGGAATTCCTATCAGATTAACTGAGCAAATTTCAGTTGCTGAAACAGCTTTGACATAGACTTAACAATTTAATAAATAAGGAAATATTATGATAAATGATAAAAAATTATATTTTAGTGAAGATCAAGCAGAGACAACAGTCGCTGCACATGATTCAACTAATATAATCGACTTAGGTACGAATAAAAATGCATTCGGAACTACAAAAGAAAATAACTATGGTATTAATGCAAAAGAAGCAAACAATCTAAATATTTTATTGCCTGTAGCTTTCACTTCTAGTGGATCTGCTACTTTAGCAATCGAATTACAAGATAGTGCTGATGGCATTACTTATGCTGCTACTGAAATCAGTATCGCAGCTGTAGCTGTAGCTTCTTTAACTATTGGTAAATATTGGGTTTTCAAATTACCTAATAGTATGAAAAGATACTTAAAAGTTGTTTACACAATAGGAGTTGCTGCTATGACAGCAGGAACTGTTACAACTTGGATTGGCGATAACTATGAGTCGAGAAATTCTGTTTCTTTAACTTCTTAGTTTTACTGGGGGAGGGAATAAAAACCCTCCCTATTATTTATTAAATATAAAAAAGTATATATTATGTTATTATGTATAAAAACTTGTGTTTTAAACGGAACTAAAAGAATAATCGAAGGATCAACAGTAGAAGACTCTATTGTACCTGAATCAGCAATGGTATACTTTGAAAGTATAGCAATTAATCCAAGAGAATTAAATAAATCATTAAGAGAAGTTTGCAATGATATATTAGAAATCAAAGAAAGATTAGGATTACTTGAATGTCCTAAGAAAGAAAAAAATAAAGTTGAAGTAAAAGAAGAATGCAATAAAGAAATATCCAACGAAAGATTTTATTTAGAATCAAAAGCAAAAGAACTTGGTGTTTCATTTTCTAACTTAATTGGTGATGAAAAACTAAAAGAAAGAATAAATAAGAAAATAGAAGAATTAAAATAGGAAAATATAGTGAGTACAAAAGTAGAAATAGGAAATTTAGCTTTATATCATATAAGAAACAATGTTACAATCAATTCTTTTACAGAGGAAAGTAATGAGGCTGTTATAATTAATAATGTTTATGAGCATTGTAAAAAGATAGTCCTTGAATCTAAATCTTGGGGATTTTGTTCTACTGTAAAAGAACTAACTAGATTATCAGAAGGACAAGAAACAGTATTTCCATATTTATATGCTTATGCAGTGCCTTCTAATTGCATAAGAATAAACGATATAATAAACTATACTAGTTATATTAATTATACTGATCGAGTAAAAGTTATACCTTATGAAAAAAGAGTTAATTCTGATGCTTCTGCAACTATAATACTAACTAACGAAAAAGCACCTATTTTAAGATATAATATTAATATAACAAACAGTGAACTTTTTTCACAAATATTCAGTGAATGTTTATCTTGGTATATAGGCTTTCAGATAGCCCCTGCTTTAACAAATGATGAAAATTTAAGACAATTATGTTTTCAAGGTTATCAATCTTCTTTACAAGCTGCAACTGTATTTGATAATAACGAAGATAACTATGTTAATTTAAATACTTGCAACTATGAGGCTTCAAGATGAACTTTAACAAATTACAACCTTCTTTTGCTGGTGGAGAATTATCACCAGAGATGTATTCAAGAATAGATTTAAATAAATACTCTATATCTTTTAAAGAAGCTAGTAATATGTTTATACGTAAAGGTGGTGGTATATTTAACAGATTTGGTACAAAATATATAGGCGAAGTTAAAGACTCAACAAAAGAAACATACTTAAAACCTTTTATATACTCTTCTACTGATAAAATATTAATAGAATCTGGAGAAAGTTATTTTAGATATTATAAAGATGATTCAATTATAGGTGGAGGTTCACCTGTAGAAACAGTAACACCTTACATTGAAGATGACTTAGAAAAATTAAAAACAGAAAGAGTTGGAAATACAATATATATTGTAAATTCTGAATACGCTGTTAGAAAGTTAATAAGAACTAGCGATATTTCTTGGGCATTAAGTACGGTATCTTTCACGCCAACTATAACAGCACCAACAGGGGTAGCAGTAGCAGCAACAGGATCAACAGCAGTAACTAGAGCTTGGAAATATGTTATTACAACAGTAAATGATGATAACATAGAAGAAGAAAGCCTTGTAAGCAGTGTTGTTTCAGCTACAAACAATGTAGAATTAGATTATGCTAAATATAATACTATTACATGGAATACTGTAACAGGAGCAAAAAAATACTATATCTATCAAGAAGTTGGCGGAGTTTATGCTTGGATAGGAGAAACAACAACTTTATCTTTTATAGATACAGGATATAAATATTACATAGATGATAACCCACCAGAAAACGTTAATCCTTTTTCAGGTGCAAACAATTATCCTTCTGTAGTTGCGATGTTAAATGAAAGAATTATTTATGCTTCAACAAATAATATACCTAACGCAATTTACGCTTCAAGAGTTGGTTTATACGATAATTTCAGTATAGGAACAACAACTCAATATAATGACGCTTTAATCTTTACATTAGCTAACGATGACGCAGCAAGAAAGGTAAATAACATACTTACTCTTAATTCTTTGATAATAATGACTGAGGGTTCTATAAAGAGGAATGATTCAAACCCTTTAACTCCTACAAACTTATCTTTGTTTACAGAGTCCTATGATGGATCTTCTGATTTAGATTTAGCTAAAGTAGGAAATAATGTTGTATATGTACAAAATGGTAATAAGTCAGTAAGAAATTATGTTTATAGTAATGATTTAAATAGTTTTACAGGAGATGATTTAACTACATTTGCAAGCCATATATTCAAAGATGTTACTATTAAGAAAATAGCATTCCAAAGAAGACCTAATAATATACTATGGTGTGTATGTTCAGATGGAACTATAAGAACTTTAACTTTTGTTTATGAACAACAAATAATAGCCTGGACTAGACAAGAAACTGAAGGCTTATTTGAAGACGTTGTTGTATTAGGTGGAGACTTGAAAGATGAAGTTTATTTTATAGTACAAAGAAACGGAAAGAGACTTATAGAAAAGTATCAACAAGACTTTATAGAAAATACAGATATTGAGGACTCTTGGTATTTAGATTCCGCAGTAAAATTTGAGTCAACAGTAACTTCTACAACCTTAACACCTTCCGTAATAACAGGAATAGATATTACTTTTACAGCTGGAGCAAGTATTTTTGTAGCTGGAGATGTTGGTAGAGAATTTTGGTCAGGAACTTCTAAGGCAAGAATAACAACTTATGTATCAGGAACAGATGTAATTTGTAAAATATTAAAAGATTTTACTTCTACTTCTGCAATAGCCGCTGGAGATTGGGAATTTACAACAAAAGTAATAGATGGTTTAGATCATATAGAAGGATTAACTGTAAATGTTTTAAATAATGGTAATGTTGAAGAGGGGCACGTTGTTACTTCTGGAGAAATTACTCTATACAATACAACTACAAAATGTGTAGTTGGATTACCTTATGAAAGTAAATTAACTGGTTTAGATGTATCTATATTAACACAATCTTCTTCTCAAGGAAAACCAAAAAGATTAAGTTCCGTAAAATTATTACTTGAGAATACTAGAGGTATGAAAATAGGTACTTCTGACGATAATTTAGTTGAAATAAAACAAAGAAGATTTGAAAACTGGGGAGGTCCGACTTTACCATTAAATGGTTGGTTTAAACAAACAGTAAAATCTAATTACGATACACAAACAAACATAATAATAAAACAAGTTTATCCTTTACCTATCACGATCAATAGTATAGTATACGACTTAACATTAGGAAGTGCAAAATGAAGTTTGAAACAATAGAAACAAAAAAAGAACATATAGAAGAATTATACAAATTTCTTAGAGTTGCTGATATTATAGAATTAAAAGCAATGCACGGATATGTTAGTATAGATATATTAAATGAAAGTATTTTAATGTCACAATATTACAGAACAGTTATGTATAATGATAAAGTTGCTTGTATATATGGTTGTGTAAAGAAAGGGGAACAAGGGGTTATTTGGTTACTAGGTACTTGTTACATGAAACAAATATCAACATTCTTCTTAAAGAGATGTAGAGATGAGATAAATAGTATTTCAACAATACTTGGTTGCAAAGATTTAATTAACTATGTTTATAAGAAAAATAAATCGTCTATAAAATGGTTAAAATGGTCAGGATTTATAGTTGATAAAAAACCTATTATTATAGGTGCTGAACAAAGAGAATTTTTATATTTTAGGAGGGAAAATGTGTAGTCCAGAAGTAGCAGGCATAATGCAGGCAGGTCAAGGTATTTCAAGTGGTGTAACTAATTATAGTAATGCTAAAGTACAACAGTCACAATTTAAATCTCAAGCAGCAGTCGAAGAAGCAAATGTAAAGATTATAGAAGGACAGGCAAAGCAAGTAGATTACAACGCACAATTATTAGAAAACAAACTAAGAACTGATTCAGAAAACCTAAGATCTGCACAAATTACAGCAATGGGAGCAAGTGGAATATCACTAGATAGTCCTTCTTTTCAAAACATACTTAATACAACAGATACTTACGAAGCAATAGATATAAGCCTTTTAAGACAAAGCGCAGGATATGAAAAGGCTTCTTTATTAGAACAAGCCAACCAAAAGAAACAATTATCTTATTCTTATAGTAGAACAGCAAGAAGAATTGGTAAAAATGCAAGAACAGGAATATTGATTGATACAATAAATACTGGTGCAAATGTTTCAACTTCTTATCTTAGTAATAAAGCTCTATATGACAAATATAATTTAAACAAAACAAAAAAGGGATAGTAAATGCAAGTTCCATTAGCTTCACAAAGAATTAATTCAGTATCCAGACCAAACACACCTTTAGCTATAAATACAACTGGTACAGAAACACAAGCTTTACTAAACAGACCAGATTTAGGAAAAGCAATTACTGGTGCTGGATCAAAAGTACAAGATATTTTACAGAAGCGTGAACTTGTAAAGATGAAAGAACAAAATGACATACTTATAAATGATAGTAAAAGTAGTTTGTTAAATTCAACTAATACTTTTCTAAGTGATCCAAAAGATGGAGTTTTAAACAGAAGATTACAAGGATCTATGGGAAGCACAAAAGAAACTCAAGACTTCTTAGATAATCAAAAGATAGCCTTAAGTTCTGATTTAAGCAGTCCTTACGCAATGAATCAGTTTAATGCTTGGTTTGACCAACATTCAAATACAACATTAAATACAGTTGCTAAATATGAAAATAAACAAATAGGTGAAGCAGACAACAATTCAAGAGTTCTTGTAAGACAAGGCACTATTCAAGCTGCATCTTTAATGCCAGATGATTTACAAAGCGTTGATAGCTATTATGAACAAGGTTTAGGTGCAATTAAAGAAGATGGAGACGAAGCTTTAAATAAACAATCCTTTAATGATGATTACTATTCTGCCGTTATTCTTAGTGGTGTTGATGATAGTGCTAAGAACAGTAAGATGCGTTTTGATAAATATGAAGAAAAATTAACCCCAAAGATAAGAGAAACACTAAGACAAAGAATAAGCAAATCTGTAAAAGACCAAAGAGAAGTTAATATTGCTCAAGAAGCTTTTAATAAATTCAGTACTGCTTCTGATCTAGCTTATCAAGAAATTGATAAAATGACAGAAGACCAAGAAGTAAGAAAAAAAGCTAGAAGTAATTATAACACTTTAAGAAATCAAGAAGAGATAATTAAGAAAGAAAGTGTTATTGCTGCTACTGATAACTTGATGAAAGATTTACAAAACAGATTAAAGACTAATACACTCAACCAAAATCTTAATTTACTTAATGCTGAAATAGAAAAAAAGATTTCTGGAACTGGTGGAGTATTACTTGGAGAAAATTTTTATCCAGATAATATAATAGAAAGTGTAGAATATACTTTAGAAAATCCAGAAAAAGCGTTCAAGATAACAGATATAGAAGGTTCAGGAAAATACAAAGAAGCTTTACTTGATGGATCTATAAAAGATAAGAATGACTTATTAGGATATTTACCATACCTAAGCCCTATTGATAAAAAGAGAGCTGAATCAGAAATAAAGATTAATAGCGGAGATTATGCTACTGCTGAATTTGGTGTTAATCCTAAAAATGTTGATGAATCATATAAGAGCATGACAGGTTGGGGTGGAAATTGGTTTGGTTCAAAAAGTGATTTACTAGGAACAAATTATAAAGATGATAACTACCATGATTTTACTAACTTTGTTTATGAACAATCAAAAGATAGAAAAGATTTAAGTGTAAAAGACTACAATGATTATGCGTCATCTTATTTTGGTAAGAAAGTAGACGAACAAAAACAAAAGAACATTAAAATAGTTGGAGAAGCTTATAATAAACCTATACAACCTAAGGTTAATTATATTGAAGGAACAATCGCTACTAACCCTACAACAGGGGAAAAACTAATTAGAAGGAATGGTACATGGATAAAACAGTAGAGTTACCTCAAGGGTTTACAGTAGAAGAACAAAGCTATAAAGATTTACCTCAAGGATTTGAGATTGATAATAGTTTTAATTCTCCACAACTTCAAGGTATAAATAATGCTGAATTTAAAACATCTGATGAAGTACCTGAAATAAACAATAATGATTGGTTGGGTCAAGTTGCTACTCCTGAAAAGATAAACGAATGGAAATCTAAAGGTGAAATAGGCATGATTGAAGCTTATGAAAGACTAGATAAGTGGGAAATGATACCTTACCTTAATGCTAAAACTGTGCCAGAAGACTTAAGAATAGTTAAATTAATGGGTAGAGCTTCTAATAATGAAGACTTAACAGATCAAGAGAGGTCAGATTTAACTGAATTTATAAATGATTATTCTGAAATACAGGCAAGAGGATATACACTAGGTGGTAAAATAACTAATGCAGGACTTCAAACATTACCATATATGGTAGAAACTGGGGTTGCCTTAGCTACAATTGGAATTTCCGCTGGAGCTACAGTTGCAAAAACAGGAGCAAAAGCTGGTGTGAAAGCTAGTGTAAAAGCAGGTGCAAAAGCTATAGCAAAAAAAAGTCCTAAATATGTTGCTGGAACCACTGTTTTAATGTTACCACAAACAGCAAGAAACTACGCACAAAGAAAAATAAACAATTCTATAGGTATAACAGACAAAGGACAAGTATATATTCAAGACGCTATAGAAAAACCAGCAACAACTTTGATGAAAGCTTATTTCGATACTCAAATAGAAACTGCAACAGAAGCATTTGGCGGAATGGCTATAAGACCTATCACAGGTAGAATATCTAAAACAATTGGTAAAGCTACACCTAAATTAATAAAAGAAGGCTTAGACAAGCTAGGAAGGACAACAATAGGAAAAGGAGTAGGTGGATTGATTGCAAGAAGAGATAAAATAGGTTTTAATGGTTTTCTTGAGGAAATGGGAGAGGAAAGAATATCTGATTTACTTAAGACAACTTTTGATCTTGACCAAGAAGAAGGTTACTCTTTTGAACAATATGGAAAAGCTATTTTCCCTGGATGGGAGAATTTACTAGTTGAAGCTGGAGTTATAGGAATACAAGGTGCAGGAAGCAATGTTGCTATGACACTTGCAGGAAAGCTAAAAAGCAAAGGTGTTACTGATAACGATATTTTAAACATCAATGAAACCACAAGCGAACTTGAAAAAGAAAAGATGCTTGAAAGATTCACAACACAAGAGAAAGGTGGACTAGATCAATTCCTTACTGTTCCTGAAAATAAAAAAGCATTTGAACAAGTAAGAACAAAAGTTTTAGATCAAGTAAAAGAATCAGTACCACAAGAACAAGCCGAAGTATTTGCTGATTTAGTATCTGCTAATGCGTTTGCTATGAGTAATGTATACGGCGAAAGTATAACAGAATACGCAGATAAAACTTTACCTAGTGTTGAAAGTGAAGTAAACAAAGAAATCTTATTTGAAGATAAAGAAGTTTATAATCAAAAAGGTATTGTTAAAACAGAAAGCCCACAATTCAAAGAATGGTTCAGAGACTCAAAGGTTGTTGATAAGAAAGGAGGGCCTCTAGTTGTTTATCATGGCACAGATAGTAAGTTTGATACTTTCGATTTATCTAAATTGGGTTTTTCAACAGATAGTAAATCAGCTAAAAAAGGAATTTTCTTCACTTCTGATAGAGATGTTGCTGAATCGTATTCTAAATTTTCAGTGCAAGGTGCTGTAATAGATAGACATATTAAATTAGTTTATGAATTAGAGCGAGCTGGAAAGTTTGATGAAGCATCTAGGTTAAATGAGGAAACAGAAAGATTGGAGCAAACTCTATTATCAGAGGAAGCAAAAGGAGAAATAGTAGAAAGTTATATTTCACTTAAAAATCCAATTATATTTAATGCAAAAGAATCAAGATTTAACGATATAAGAGATAAACTAAACGACACACTAGATACTGCTAAAAAGAGTGGAAACGATGGTGTGATAATAAAGGACTTAATAGATAGTGCTGATTTTTATGATAATATAGTATCAGACCATTTTATAGTATTTAATCCAAACCAAATAAAATCTGTAGACAACAAAGGAACATTTAGCAAGACAGATGATAATATCTACAACCAAGACATAAAAGGACAAATTAACCTTACAAACAACAAAATAAAACTATTTGAATCTGCTGATCCAAGTACAATATTTCATGAAGCAGGACATTTATTTATAAACGAATTACAGAAATCAGTACAGAGAACAGGTAATCCAAAAGCAATACAAGACTGGAATACATTAAAAGATACATACGGATTCACAGAGAACTCCACCAGAGAACAAAACAGAGATTCAGTAGAAAAGATGGCTAGAGCCTTTGAAAGTTATCTCATGGAAGGAACAGCCCCAACAACTGCTTTATCAAGAGCATTTTCAAGATTGAAACAATGGTTATCTAAAATTTACAAAAGTGTAAACACTCTTGGAGTTGAAATTGATGATAATGTTAGAGAAGTATTTAATAGTTTACTTGGTGGAAAAGACGTAAGAACACAAATAAGTGATGAATGGAACTCTTTAGTAGAAGAAACAAGAAACTTAAAAGATTCTGATAATATAGGAAGATTAAAGGCAAGACTTACATTTAATATAGAGAAATCAAGATTAAAGATAAATGATAAACTTAGATTTATTTCTAATGTTAATAGTACTATGAATTTGAATACTCTAAAAAATGCAGTACGCACTATAGACTCACAAATTAATAAAGCAATAGAAAGTTTACAAAAAGAAGAGTTTGATATAAAGATTCAAAAAGAATTAAGAACAACAAAAAATACCACTGATAAAGGAATATCTGCTGGTAAGTATGACTATAATACAAATAAGTTTTTCACTAATCTAAGAGAATTAAACAAACTTAATCAAAAAGAAGCTTCACAAGAACTTAAAGTTTATAGTTTAGAAAATGAAATACTAACCAATCAAGAAGAAATTGAGAGACGTTTCTTAGCATACAAGGCAGAAGGTAAAACCTATGGTTCTGCAAAGTTGTTTGAAAGAGTATTAGAAGATATAAAAAGAGTTAAAGCTCTAGGTCAAAAAGCTAGTAATGAAAAAGAGTTTGATAAACTAGTTAATGAAAGCAAGAGTGTTGACTTAGCTATTCAACAAATAGAAAAATCTTTTGCTGATTCTGATAAAGTAAGTACTAAGATATATAATAAGATTCTAAATAGTTCTGGTAACTGGGAGAGTGATCTAACTGCTTTAGGCGGTAAAAAATTAATGGAAGAATTTTCCGTATTAAACGAACAGAAGCACGAGTTTAACGGTGTTTCAAGAAATTCTAATAAAATAGTTGATGAAATTGCAGAAACAATAGAAGGAAATAGAGAAGACGCTCTTAAGAAAATAAAAGATATGGGAACTAATGAACATGAATTAATAAGCAACGTTAGAAAAGGTAAGCCAAGACAATTATCAACACTAGACTTAGTTGATATATATAACTCAATTAAGAATAAAAAAATAGCTAATGATTACTATAATATCTATGGTAAAGATCAAATTGATGCACTAATTGGAAACTTAACAGAAGAAGAAAAGACAATAGGAAATATTTTAAGAAATACCGTACAAGACTATTATAAAAAAGTAAATCAAATATTTATTGAAATATATAATAGAGATATGCCATTTAATGAGGATTATTGGGTATCATCTTCTGAACATCAAAGTATAAGAGATTTATTCGATGACTTCTATACTCAATCAAATAATCCTTCTTTTATTAAATCAAGAGAAGAATCAAGAGAGCCTATTCCAAAGAATGCTTACAATAAAGCGATGAAATACATGGCCCAAGCTGAATACTATATTAATATGAGTTTGAAGTTCAAGAAAATAGAAAAGACATTTAAAGACCTGGATGTTAAGAAAGCAATAAAAGATTACAGAGGAGAAGACTTTTATAATAGCTTTATAAAACAAACCGAAAACTTTTCACTAAATAGATTAGAAAAAAATCAAACATCTGTTGATAAATTTATTGATGGGGCTTTAGGTGGATTCGTAACTGCAAAAATAGCCATGAATCCTATAGTTTTCGTTAAACAATTGGGTTCTTTAGTAAACTATACAGAAAATATGCCAACTGCAAACTGGTTAGCTGGATTTACAAAAGCTGTTATTCGTCCTAAAAAGACTTTTGACTTTGTTTGGAAAAATTCAGAATATATTAGAAACAGATATAATAATGGTTACAGTGAAGCGTTACAAAGTGCTTTAAATGGAGTAAACAACCTACCAAAAACAAAATCTTCTTTAGGTAAGTTAAAAACATTCCTAACAATGCCAACAAGAATTGGAGATGTTGGAGCTATTATATATGGTGGATACCCTTTGATTAAACATTATCAAAAACAGGGAATGAGTTTAAAAGAAGCTATCAATAAATTTGAAAATGTTTCTTTACGTTCACAACAATCACATTTCTCTAGCACTCTTTCAACTTGGCAGAATAGTAAAAATCCTTTAGCTAGAGCAATGTTCGCATTCTCGAATACTGGATCTCAATATATGAGAAAGTTTTACGATTCAACAATTAATTATATGAATGGAGATATAAGTAAAGCTGAATTAGGAAAGACTTATGCTATATATGGAGTGATAAACCCTTTAATCTATACATGGATAGGAGCAGGATTAGGAAAAGCAATAATGAATACTACACCTGATCTTGAGGATAAAACAAAAGAATCAATTATAATGATGCTTAATTCTCCTTTAGCTGGTTTACCTCTTATAAAGGACTTTGTAGATGTTTCTCTAAGAGGAGCAAGCGGACTTTATATATATGACTACGATGTTCCACCTTTAAGTGATTTAATGGACTTAGCAGAAGATTTTTCTACTGGGGACTGGATAGACTCTTTAAAGACTCTAGGAGAGTTGTCAATTGGTTTACCTATAAAGAACTACGAAAAAATAATAGAAAGAAACTTTACTAAAAAAAGAAAGCAAGACAGAAGAAATAGAAAGACAGAAAGAAAAAATAAGAAATTTATTGATAGTTTGACAAATTAGTTATATAATATATTATATACACATAGCGGAAACAGTATTGTCATACTATCGCAATTATTGATATAAAAAATTACAAATGTTATGACAATACCAACAACCGCTTCAACAGTTATATACGATGGAAACGATAGTGTAACAACTTTTGCTTTTACATGGAAAATACAATTATCAACAGATATAAAAGTAGTTTTAATAGACGCAAATGATGCTAACACTGATGTAAGTTCTAGCGAATATACAATAACAGGTATTGGAGATATTTCAGGTGGATCAATAGAATATCCTGTATCTGGAAGTCCTTTAGCAACTGGAATGAGATTAGCTATAACACCAGCAACATTATTTACCCAAGAAACAGATTTGGGAAATCAAGGATCTTATTATCCAGAAACAATAGAAGATATGGTTGATAGAACAACCTTACAAATTCAAAAAATTAATGATGAAACAGATAGAACTTTTATAATTCCAATAGGAGTATCACCAGTAACAACACCAGAAGAATTATATAACAACATTCTAACTTCTGAAAGTGCTTGTGAAGCATACGCAAATGAAACTGAAGGATATAGAGATGAAGTTGTTGTAAACAATTATTATCCTTATGCTGTAGATAGTTCGGCCGCAGCAAATACAATAACGGTCACGAATACAACACCACTAGTAGCTTATACTGAAGGTCAAAAGATAAAAGTAAAAATGGCTAATACTGTAACAGGAGCAACTGTAATTAATATAGACGCTCTTGGAGATAAAGCAGTTCAATTTTCAGGATCAGCACTAATAACAAACCAATTAACAGCAGGATTAGTTTATGAATTTTGTTATGACGGAACACAATTTCAAGTAAGCGGTTCTATAAGTGTTTTTGATGCAATTACTGGAACAACCATTACTGGAACAACTTTTGTTGGATTGCCAGTAGCTTCAACAATATTAGCAGGAATATCTAAATTAATTACTAACGCAGAAATATTAGTTGGCACAGATTCATCTAGAGCTATTACTACTTCAGCATTAAAATCTTTGATTGGAGGTACTTCAAGAGCAGGAGATGGTTATGCGAAATTACTTGTAGGAATAGGTACAGGTTTTGGTGAGTTAATTATTCAATGGGGTACTGAAAATGTAAATGCTGGATCTACTAAAACATTTACATTACCTTACTCATTTTCCACGATAGGTTTAAACCATGGATCATCTTATAATGATAATGCAACTGCAGGAGGATCACCTTGTGGTAGTTATAATTTAACAACAACACAACTAAGTTTAGCTAATGCTCAAGGTTCTGCGGAAAATATTAATTGGTATGCAATAGGTTATTAACAAATAATAAATATAAGAAAATGAAAATATATTATAAAAAAGAAAACGGACAATTTGTAGGTGCTGGTAATATCTCAAAAAAATTATCTGTAGATTCTGAAATTGAATCAAAAGAGTTTGATACTTGGTCATCTTTTAGAAAAGAAAACTCTGATAAAGATTTATTTGTTATAAACGGAGAATTAGTAGCTAAAGAACGTCCTATACAAATAGAAGATGTTAGAAAAATAATAATATCAATATCTAGATTATATTTGAATAATACTGATTGGTATGAATTAAGATATTTGAGAAATGGTAAAGATATTCCTGGGAATATAGCTCAAAATAGAGAAGATGCTATTTTAAATATTAATTTAGCTCAAGATGCTATTACTTTAGAAGAACTTAATAATATTAATATTAATTACGAGGATAAATAAAATGCTAGTAGTATTAGACACAGTATATCCAGTTTTGGATACACCAGAAAATGTAAGAGGAACTCCAAGTTTTGAGTTTCCAGCAGATACATTAAATATATACGTATCAAATAAAGTAGCAAAGCCTGCAAATGCAGCTGCTATGACACTTGATGATTCAAGCCCTTATACAGCTGGAATATATGGAAGAAATAAAAGAGCAAGATGGATTTTATTCAGTGCTGCAGTGGGAAATCCAGTTGTAAACGAGTTCGGAATTATTAAACTAACATAAAAAATAATTATGTCATTAACAGGAAAAAACGCAAATGAATTTTACGCAAAAACAAGCGTAACTGGATTAACAGAAAAGAAAGTTGATTTAGCTTTAGGAGAATTAAGAACTATAGCAACAAAAGCAATTGATTATAAAGGAACTTGGGATGCTACTGCTAATACACCAACTTTAGCAAGTGGAGTAGGTAATCAGGGAGATTATTATGTAGTTTCTGTGGAAGGTACGACTACCTTAGATGGTATATCAGACTGGTACGTAGGTGACTGGGCTGTATTCAATGGTACTGTTTGGGAACAAGTCGACAATAGTGAAATATTTGTTCAAGACGGTACTGATGTAAAAACAGTAGATCCTGCTTTAAACATAGATTTACAAGACGGTGGTTTAAAAGACACTAACGTTACAACAGCGGTCAAATTCGGATCTGTTACACAAACAAGTTTAGATACAACAGATAAAACTTTATTAGGTGGTATTAATGAGTTGTATTTAAATAAGGCAATAACTAAAGAATCGACAGGTTTTACAGATCCAGGTGATGTTATAGTTACAGGAAATGCAGATAGAACCGTTACTTTAACAGGAACAGTTAATGCTTATTATAGAGGAATACTTAATACAGATTTAGTTACTGGTTATATTTCACCTGTTCATGACAATACAATTACAAAATCGTATGTTTTATTATATGATGGTTCAACCATTTCTTGGGTTGATGTATCTACTCTTGGTGAAGATTTCTTTTCTGATTTATTAATTGCAATTGCTTTTTATAATTCTACAGATTCAGAATGGTCTTATGTAAGAGAATGTCATGGACTTGAACCTTGGCAAACTCATAAAAACTTACACGATACAGTCGGAACTTATAGAAAGAGTGGAGGAACTTTTTCTGGTTATACTTTGGCAAGCACAACAGCTGCTGATAGAAGACCTTTAATAAGTGAAGCTTTGATTTATGATGAAGATTTACCAAGCACAATTCCAGAACTAGCAACTGAAACTTATACACAGTTTTATTTGAATGGTGCTGCTGGAGAATTAAACTTTATTGATGCGGCAGATGATATCGTTCCTTTAAATACTGCAAATCCATATTATAACCAGTTTACTGGTGGAGCATGGCAACAAACCTTAATGTCTAATAATTATTATATGGCAGTATGGACTCTTATGTTACCTTCTGCTTTAGGAGCAAGTAGTCAAAAATTAAGACACTTATTTGTTCAAGGGCAACAAATTAGTTCTAGTCTTGCTGATATACAAGCGTTAACTCCAAGTGATGTTAACCTTGGATTATTAAATAGTTCAACACCTGAACTTGTATTTACTACAAAAACTATACTTAGATATTTAGGTGGAAACTGGACTTTAATAGAAGTTAATGATTTGACTGGAACTAAACTAAGTCAATCACAAAGTCCAACTGGCAATTATTTATCAAGTGTAAGCACAGATGTTTCATTAACTGGGACTGGTGTTACTGGAGATTCTTTAGGAATTGATCTAACAAACTCAAATACATTTACAGCAGATCAGAGTTTAGGAAATGCAGGAGCTAGTACAAATTCTTATAAAAAGATATTTGTTGCTGATAATTCAGGTACATTACAATATTCAAGTATTCAAGGTATCTTCGGAGCTGATCCTTATTTAAGAATATCTGCTCCTCATGAAACAGGTGGTGCGGAAACACCAGTTGTAGATATACATAGAACCAAAATAGCAATGGTTACTGACAGTTTAGTTGATTTAGGAGCAACTGCTTCTGGAAGATTGAAAGATATTTTCATATCGGGAAGATTTACAGGTGCTTCTTTATCTTCTGCGGCAGCAACAGCTTTATCCTTATATATGGGGGCTACTTTAGGGTATCAAATAGAAACCACTGGTAGTCAAAACGTTTATATACCTAATGCAGGCACTTACACAATTAATGCAACAGATGCTGGTGTTTTACAAGTAACTAACGGAACAGTTTCTGGTCAAATATCTGTCACAAATTCTTCTGGTGGATTTGTACGTATAGGTTCAAATTCTGCAAAGAATGTTGTTTATGGGGCTAATAGTGGAAACCACATGACTATAAATACAGCAGGTAATATCTTAATTGGAGATTTCGGTAATGCTGAAACTAAACTCGAGTTGCAAGCTACTGCTCCTCATTTCACTAGACATAACACTACAGAAACAAATGATTTAGATGGACGTGCTATTTATGATGCTTATAGAATGGAAAAGGCAGACACTTCTCAATTTATAGGTGCAAAATGGATATACGCTCACGAAACAGATGGAGACGATGATCAAACAACGTATGCTAAATTATATTTAAACACTGGATCACAAAATGAAAGTCCTTCGGAAGCATTGGGGATAAGCAGTTCAGGAAACATGATTTTTAATGCCGCAGTTGAAAACGGTAATTTAACCCATGGCATTATAATGAAGAACGGCACTGCTGCAAGTGCTGCTGTAATAGATGGAATACAGATACATGCAGAAGATACTTCTGATTCAACTTCTTCTTTAGCTCTTTATCTTGAGCAAGCTGTAGAAGATGTAGGAACTTTCACCGCTACAAAGAAGATAAAAATAATGATTAACTCAGTTGAATATTGGATTCAATTAGACGCAGTATAAATATTAATAATTAACTAAAAAAAGGAGTCTTAAATGACAATAGAAATTAAAAACGGAAGAGTTATAAAAAAAATAATTATTCCTTCTTCTGAACAAAACGATTGTATTTCTTCTATTAATCTAAAAGCTAGAAAAGCAATTAAATTAAGCGAGATAGCAGAAATAGAAGCTGAATTACCAGAAGTGGAAGCTAAAGAAGCAGAACTTGCGGTTATAGTTGCGGCAGCTATTGAAGAAAAAGAAGCATCAAAATAAGTATAATAAAATGCAGTATATGGATTTTTACAAAGTAATAGGTGCTGTTGTAGGTTTATTTACCTTGTACTTTAGTATAGGCAAGGTAAATAAACAGAAGAAGGATAAACTAAAACTATTAAAAGAAAAAACTAAAAAAGAAGTTACTGAAGATTTACAAGAACAACAAACTATAATAGATATGAAAGCTAAGATATTGGACATTTCCAAACAAATAAAAGAGGGTGAATTAAAAGCTGAAAAAAGAAATAATGAAATAAAAATTCAAACTGAAAAAGACAGGAAAGAAAATGAAATAAGAAAAAAAAGAAGTGATAATGTATACAAAGAATGTAATCACAAATTTGACAAACTTGAAGAACACATTTCAGAACAAGAAATTCAAAATGCTAAACAAGAATCTCATAATAAACTAATGGAAGAAAGACAATTAACCCATGACAAACTAATGGAAGAAAGACAAGAAAATGCTGAAAAATTAGTAAACGAAAAATTTGATAGAGTTTTGGAATCTATATCCGATTTAAAAACTCAAAACAAAACAGAGCATTTACATAAAATTAAAAATATGAAATCAATTGTTAAGATGATTGAGGATAATAAAAAAGTTTTTAAGTAGAATATTTTTTCACGTAATGTAGTTTTATATAGTACAAAATAACTAATAAACAACAGAAAAACAACATTAAATACGTTTTTGTATCTGTAAAATAAATTATATAAAAGTACTGTCTCAATAAACACATGTAACAAGTGTCTATTGATATATCATTTGATGATTTTGTTTTTATGATCTTTAATATCTGGGGTATTTCAGAGATTAAAGAAATAAAGTTACCAATAACACAAGCTAATATTGCACATAAATTAATATTAAAAAATGCAACTATAGCTAATAATAAATATGAGATGTAAAAGTAATATTTGATTTTCATAGGGATTTATTTTAATATAATAATAATAACAAAACAACAAAAAAATGACTAAAATAGGAAACAAACTGTTACAAGATTCAAAAGGGAATTTATCTAGCACAAGAGTTATTGTTTATATAGTAACTGCTTTTGTATTATGTATATCTGTCTATTCAATAAAGACAGGTAATGACCTTGGAGTTAATGTTTCAGAATTATTAAGATCATTAATGATGATCTTTTATCCTTCTGCTTTTGGTAAAATGGCAGTAGAATTTTTAGGAGGAAAAAATGATAAGTAAATTTAAATTAATCGGAGCTTCTGTTATTTCAGTATTAGTGGTAATTAAGTATTTCTTTGTAAAAGGAAAGAAAGCTGGAAAAAAGGAAAAAGAATTACAAGTTTTAAAAAATAATAATAAAAAAAGAAATGCAATTAAAAAATCTTATAAAATTAACAGTACTTCTGATTTGCATAACAGGTTGCGTAAGAACAAATTTTAGCGACAAAGATTGTTATAAAAATGTTAATTATACTAAAGATGATAAGTTAAAGTTAAGCAAAGCACTGGAAAGAGTAAACGAACCTGTAATTGACAGATATATAACAGATTATGGTAATATTAGAGAGAAAATAAGAAAATGCAATCAGTAACATTAAAAAGATTTTACAACGATGAAAAAGTTACTATAGGTTATTTTAAAGTAAAAGGAATAGATCATTTGTTTTATACTTGCGAACTCCCATGGAAAAACAATAAAAAAAATATATCATGCATACCTAGTGGTACTTATAAAGTTGAAAAATTTACAAGTCCTAAACATGGTTTATGTTATTTAATAAAAGATGTACCTGATCGTGGTATGATAGAAATTCATGTTGCAAACGCACCTAGTCAATTAGAAGGTTGTATTGCAGTAGGTTTATCTTCTAAACAAGTTTACATTGATAAAAAATATCAAAAAGGAGTTTCAGAAAGTAGACTTGCTTTAAACGAATTGTTAAATAAAATTAACAAATTTAAATTAACAATTATATGAAACCGTAATAAAGAAAAAATGATAGATAAAAGCACAGAAAATACTTTAAAATCAGTTGAATCACTTTGTAAGATTCTTGGTGTTGTCATAATGAAATTATGGGAAATGTTCTATAAGCAATTCGGGAAAAAAGGAGTTGTAGTTTTGATAGTAATAGTTGTAGCTAAGTATATAAGAAAGATTACAATAATGGGTGGATTGTTTCTAGGTGGATTGTGTATCTATTTTAACAAAGAAATACTTGCATTGTTTAATTAGATAAACATAATAAAATCAGATACTGATTATCGGTCATGCTAAGGAATCCTCGGATTGGTTTAGTGGTGCGTTTCAGTCCATAATTTATTTTATGGGTTTTTAGTTAGTACTAATTAAGATGCTAGGGGTCGACCTCTGCTTGCAAGTCGCCCTAGTTAAAACCAATTAATTATTCCAGCTATTAAACAAAATATATTAACTACACTTCTGGCAGATGTAATAATATCTTTCTTTTTTATATAAATAGGAAGATATATTAAATGAGATGTTAAAAAAAATAATAGTGAATATTTAACTAATCCAAATTGGGGAAAGTTGAAAAATATCATACCCAGTAAAGTAAGGGAGAATCCGGTCCACATAAAAGGATTCTTAAGGAAGTCTTTCATTATTGTTTTCATAAAAATTTATTGTATTAAAAAAAAATTGGCGTGAACCCATATAATAACAAAGTTAGTAAACTTTAAACCTTGACAATTACTTGTCAAGAAGTATTATTGTAAATGAAGAATTTTTTCAAGTTTAAACAGCATATCGATACTGGGATCTAACGTAAATAGACCCAGTATTTTTATATCAACATTCCTTGCTGCAATTCTTCTTTAACTCGTTTAACTCCAAGAGCGTAATAATCAGGATCAAGCTCAATACATATACTTTTTCTCTTTGTTCTTATTGCTGCTATGGTTGTAGTGAAAGATCCAGCGAATATATCACAGATTAAACCGTTTTCCTTGGAGCTTCTATTTATTAAGTATGCTATAATTAATAAAGGCTTTTGTGTATCGTGGAAACGTCCTTTATCTTGACATATTCCAAAGTCTAAAACATCAAATGCTTTCTTATCGTTGTTCCATGGTCTACGTAACTCTTCATATTCTTTGCGTAACTCTTCATATTCTTTGCGTAACTCTTCATATTCTTTGCGTAAGTATTCATTATTTAAGTATTCTCGTACTTTTAAATATTGTTCTTTTAACATAATATTATCACCATTCAACCAGTTAGAAACACAACCAGTTAATCCACCTGTAGAACTAGGAAATAATGAAGCAATTTCTCTATTAGTTATTTTTGCTCTTTTAAATTCACTCTTTAGATATTCAGCAAAAGGATTTTGTATAATTTTCTTCACCATCTCAAGCCCTGTCATACTTTCACCTTTATCATAAAACAAGCATCTTTCAGTTATTGGTGCGTAACTTCTATATTCTGTAGTTCCTTTTTGGCAAAGTGCATTAATCTTTTTCCATACCAAATTATTCAATAGTCTAAATTGTTTATCCAATTCAACTTGGCAATAAGCAATATTCTTATCATCACCAAACCAATAGAAACTAGCGTTATCTTTCATAACTTTATAAATTGACTTACCTACTACACCACACCATTCTTGAAACTCCTGTATAGTTTTCCACTGTCTATCCCATTTGTTTTTTACAATGTTGAAATACGGAGGATCCGTTAAAATCAAATCAATACTCTTATCATCAATCAACTCCATCACCTTCAAGCAATCTCCATTTATCAATAAATGACCTTCTAAATACTCATAAGGATAAACATCTTCTAGTTTCTTGATTAATTCTTCTATCATTTGTTACCAATTTCTAATAATTTTATAAACTTTTCTAGTTGTACAGATATATATTTTAATTCATCAAGTTTCTTATTTTTAAGAAATATTGGTAAATTTATATTTTCAATTTCAATTTCTACTCTTTCATGCCAAGGATTTTCATACTTTTCAGTTATACAGCTTCCTTCATCAACAACAAATTTCATTTCTTATACCTATCATCAATTGAAGTTCCATCTGATATTTGTTGTAGAACAATTAATAAGTTTGTAGCAGCGTGTGCAAGGTGTTCTAACCCACTTTCTTCATCTTGATTATTACCTTCAAGATATTTATATGTATGCCTAAGTGATGCACTAATCATATCTAGTTGTTTGTGTCCTTGTCGCCAATCATGCATTTTATATTTTTTTGCACCGTATTCAAAAACTTTTGCAACTTCCGCCAAAGAGTTATATGGTAATAGTGCTAGTGGTGGTTTACCTTTTGTGTCTTTACTTGCTGTCATCGTTTTCATCCTTTAGTTTAATTTAATTTTATTAATATAAATATCGGTAACCCATTTAGTCCATTTTTTATAATCTGGCTTTTTTGGTAGATTAGATTGTTCGCTTAGTTCTAATGTCTTTGTAATTTCTTCGTCCATAACTTCAGACATATAATCAAAATCTATATCACCATTCTTTACTTGTAATAAAAATCGTTTCTTAATTCCATCAGAAAAAGGAAGTACTACATCTTCAATTTGATAAATAGATTGTAATTGAAAACATGCTCTAAATGCGTGGGATACTGCCTTATAATCTATTCCACGATTTTCCATAGCTAATCTTGCACGTCCACCTGAATTTTCCATTATTGAATTCATAGACTTATAAAGACCACTAATTTCGTGAGATTCATGAAATTCTTTATTAAAAACTCTATAATAAAATATTTCCTTTCCTGTATCACTAATCTTAGTTATAATTTCTGTATCTTTATCGTCTATTGGTAATTGATATAAAACGTCTTTGATCGTTAAAGATAATGACAATGGTTGTATAAAATTTAGTATGTCTCTAACAATTGATAACCTAGAACCTTTTATACCGTATTTATAAACCTGTCTACGGATATATCCGATATAAGATTTCATATCTTTACAATAGAAGTCACTACGATTTTTTCGTAGAAACTCATATTCTGGACTGTCTATTAATATAAATTCCTTTGAAGCATGCAACATATCAATAGCAATCATTTCACCTCTTAAACACTCGTAAACGAATCGAGCTAAAGAAAAGTTTTGAACATCTATATCATCTTTATTGTTTTTACCGTCCTTGTCCCCTGTGCTGGTAGTATAAACTTCACTTGATGAACCTAGTTTTGTTTTACCTATTACAATATCTTCATTATTAGGAATAAAAATACCTTTATAGTCTTTATCTGACTTTTCAGTGTTAAGTCCGTATAAATGAGATCCATGTATTATTTTAGCTATTGTTTCCATTGTCTTTCTTTTTATTTAATTCGTCTGCCATATTACACCAAACATCTAACATAAATATTTCTCCATTAGGAATAGCTTCAAATATTTGTTCAGCAGTTGGTAATTTATTATTTTTAGTTTTAATTAAGCCTGATTTTGCAATAAATTCAGCAATTTCACCATATGTTTTAAATCTAGGTTTGTAATCTTTAAAAGATCCTACGCAATGATTTATTCCTTTGTCATCAGTATGTTCTTCTTGATATACATAAACAGTTTGTCCATGATATTTTGTTTTATATAATTTAGGTTTTTCATTTGTCATTTTTTTTGTAATAATAAGGTTTAATAGATGTTTTTTTTATAAATCCTAGACTTAGATTAGGAGCGTACGGTTCGGTTAAAAATTTTCTTATCTTATTTATATGTAAGACCGTTTTAATAACTTCTTTCAATTGCTCATCTATATACTCTTTCGTTGTTTTATGTAACATACAAAACTTATCAACATTATTTAATTCTTTTTTATTTGTTTGTAAAGCATATAAAAAAGTTTCCATACAGGTGTCTAGTTTTTGAAAATAATTTTCTAAAGATTCACATGTTTCTTTGTGTGTTTTATTTTTATATCTATTATTCTTTGGTATTAAATCAAATCTAATTAATGTATTATATAACTCCTTGTAAGTAACTGTTTTTTCTTTACCTGTCATTTTTTTCCTGAAGTAAATTAATTAATATTTCTTGTAACTCTGTTTCTCTTATTTGTATTAAGTCTAGTTTTTGCTCATACTCTTTTATATATTCGTCAAGACTTATTTCTTTTCTGCCGTATCTACATAGTACACAATTACATTTTCCGTCTTTATATTCACAAGTAATTTTATTTGTCCTCTAATTTTTCTCTTATTAAATCATTCTTTTCTTTTGAAATTATATGTTTAGTTATTTCTTTTGATATTCTAAAATCTATTATATATGTTTTATATAGTCCTATTTTACTAAAAAATATAAATCCATTATCAATTAATAATTTTATACTATATACATTATCTGATTCAACTACAGCGATCATTTGTTTATTAAATTTAGAGAGCTTCTTTAAATACTTCGGCAACTCTTTTGACATTATACCTTTATTTTTAAATCTATCCTCAGTTATAGCGTATTCTATATGTGGAGTAGTTTCTTTTGTATAATAACAAACAAGCTGTATATATCCTGCTTTCTTTCTCCTGTGGTTTTCTATGTAGTATAATTCTTCTCTAGCGTATATTTTTGGTTTAAATCTTTCTTTCATTTTATTACATAGTTATTAAAATCGAACTCTATTAAGTCTTTAAGCTCTATCTTTCCATCATAACAATCTTTAACCTCTTTATTGGTTATCTCTTTTATTCCAAGGTTGTAATGTTTTAATAAATACACTGATCTCTTTCTATCTTTAGCTCTTTGTTTCTTTGTATTATGATAACCGCCTAATATTTCTACACTATGTCTGTTAATTAAAAAATCTACTCTGTATTTACCAAAAATTACTTCTGATTGATATTGTATATCATTTTTTAGAAGTAAGTATTTAAAGTCTCTTTCTGACGGAGTATCTTTATGTTCTTTAGCTACTTCTATATACTTTTCTGTTTTTGTTCCAGTGTCTAAAGTTTTCATTTTATATTAATATGTCTAGTTTCTTTTCAAGAGGTTTCATATTATCTTTTCAATAAAACTTCTACAGTCACTATTTTTAGTAAATATTTCTTCTGATTCATTGAATATAAACGTTTTACTTTTATCTTCTATATTATCTATTATAGCTTGATATGTTCCATAAGTTTCTTTTCCAAAAACTAAAAATACTTTAAAAATACCTTTGAGTGTTAATGATTTATTTTTTTTAAATATATTCTTATCATATATTTTTATTAAATCTCCTTTTTTCAAGCTCGTATCTATCACTTTAATATTTCCTCTAAATCATTAATACAATCGTTAAAATTCATAACCGTATATCTCAAAAGTTTATATCCTAACTTGCAAGCTAGATTATATTTCTCACAGTCTTTAGTATATGATATAGCTGATGTATGACCATTTGAAGGATACACAAACATTCTTTTACCTTTATGAAATATCCAAAATCCACTTTTAGGGTCTACTCCCTCATATTCTACAAGGGTACATTTACCATTTTTCTCAACTAACCAATCAGCTCTGAACTTTCTATAGTCACAAAACTTAAACTCGGGAGTTACTTTATATCCAAGTCCTTGAATTATTGGTTGAAAGTTTTTTTTTGTTATATTAGTCATTTTATTAATTTGTTACCAACCTGTTACATAGATTAAGCTTTATATATCAAGTGTTTATAAAGCTTTTGTTATTTAGTGTTACACTTTAGAAAGGTATGGAATCTTCTACATCATCTCGTACTTCTGTTTCTTGAACATTATTTTCTTTCTTACTATCAAGTAATTGAATAACACTGTTAAAACCTTGTAAAACTATTTCAGTTGTGTATTTTTCAACTCCTTGTTTATCAGTCCATTTACGAGTTTGTAATTTTCCTTCTAAATAAACCTTACTACCTTTCTTTAAATAACTCTTGCATATACCAACAAGTCCCGCTGAAAAAACAACAATATTCATCCACTCAGTTTTGTCTTTTTTATCTCCTGTTTGTTTGTCTTTCCATGACTCAGTCATTGCTAAACTAAAACTAGCAACTTCATTACCGTTTGTCATTGTGCGGATTTCTGGATCTTTACCTAGGTGTCCAAGTCCTATAAATTTATTTACACTCATTTTTTAGTTCTCCTTTTTATTAATTCTTTTATTATAAGATATATGTCATATATTTTTATTTTAATTCCAAGAAAAAAATAATATATTTTTCTTCCATATTTCCCAGTTATGAATACTAAATAAGTTAAATTATTTATTTTAGTATAATGCTCCATACGTTTGAATATCTTTCTCAACATTAAAATACCAATCCGATTGATAAACCTGTACTAGCAAATAAAACACTATTCCAGATAAGTAATCTACGTAGTTTTTTACTATCTTCCACTTTCTCATGAGCAGCTGCATTAGTACACATACACATTAATTTTAGTTTTTGATTGTTATGTGTATTTTTACCTTCTTTTATTTGTCTTGAGAATGTTTCAGCTATTCTAACAAGTGTATAAAATCTAGTTTCAAAATCAGAGTATATTTTTACTCCGAGTCTTTTGTCGTAAACATCTCCTTTTAGATCTGTTTCTAAGTTTTTATCTTCTTTCATATTTTACCTTTGTTTTTATCGTAATAATTAATTAGTTCTTGCATATCAATACTTTCAATGTAGCAGTTCTTGATACCTCTCTCTTGTCCGTAACACTCTATAGTCTTTATAAATCTTATCATGTCATCTTTTGACATATACTTTAATGACTTGGTTACTTTACATCCATTTCCTAAATCTGTATAGTATTTAAACTGTAGCTTCATTGCTTCTATTATTCTTCTTTCATCCCAGTATTCATCTGGTACATGTTCTTTGAATAAAGGGATAAGAGTTTTACACAATCTATACACACTTTTCAATTGACCATAACTTTTTAGTTCCTTTGATACTTCTTCCATACTTTTCACAATAACATCAACATACTTGCTTTCACTATCTTTTATAGCTTTTTGTGCAAGCATTTTTAGATTAGTAGGACTGAGTTGCTCTGGTTTAAATATCATTTTCTTTCATTTGTATTAAAGTTAATTTCTTCTAAAAAATCTAGCTTACTGTCTATAGATTCAAGCAGGGATATTAACGTACTTTTTTTATTTTCTTTTGGTTTTTCTTCTAATACACTTATTTTCCAAATATCGTGATCTATACAATTATCTCTCAACCAAACTTCTGCTTCTTCTTTATTGTCTTTTTCTATTATTATATATGCATCTTTAATAAAGATATATTCTG